TATTAATGCTGGTAAGGTAGCTGTCATCTCCTTGTTTCCACCAGCCATATCTCCTGCTAATTTCTGTCTTGGTCTCGGGGAAGTTTCCTCTGGCCCTGCTGGCCTTGGAGGCAACCCTTGAGGAGAGGATGCTCCTCCCACATTACCTGCTTCTTCTCTACCTTGCTGGGCCATCAACTCACCAATAACGTGGTCAAGGAACCCTTGGATTACTGGTGAATCTGTCGGTAGAGCCTGGAATGGCTCACTTTGCATATATTGTGCGTGTATCTGGGTATGTGCTGGTGAAGCATACGGAGTAGGCCCAACCTGCTTACCCTGCATAAGCATCTTGTTTTCCTGCATCGCTAGGTCAATTAGTTGCTTTAGCCTATCCTCACTCACGTCACCTGCGGGAGCCTGCTCTACTTTGAACTCCTCTGGGTTGAAATCGTTTACTTTAAGAAGCTGGTCCCCCAGTTTAACTGGGTCGTAACCTACACCAGCCAACGCTAGCTGGATCAACCTGTCGTACATCTCAGTGGTTTTACTCTGCATAAGTGGTTTAGATATAGGAAGCGTAGAACCAGCTGCAAACTTAATGTCAAAACCACCTCTGGCTACAGGTATAAAATATTCTGGCTTCGCTTCAAAGAAAGAGTATCCTGGTTGTGGTCGTTCAACTACACTACCTTTCTCATTGAAATCTAGCATCTTATCCTCTAAGCGTATTTCTTTAAACTTCTTTTCAAACGGTTCGTTACCAATAACTTCAAGGCTTCCTTGCTTGGCAAGCTGCATTACTTGGGATTGGAAAGCCGCAGAATTAGCATCCCCAACAATTCTTTGCAGCTTCGGTTGTCGGTAGAACTGTATAATATTAGATACTCTCAGTCGTGCAATATTAACCAAAAACTCTCTCTCTAGTATCCGTAGCTTAGTTCTAATTCTTTTAAGAACAGACTCCTTAATAATAGCTGCCTCGGTAGCCGTCCCCGCTGATGGGGTAGACAGAAATCTGTAATCTATTCCTGTTGCCTGAAGAGCATCCTCACCTAGTTTTTCGTAGGAGAGTTCAACACTTCTGGGTATATCACCGTAATCTACAGCCTTCACACTATCTGGGTCGTCTGTTGGAATCATTCCGTGCGGGCGGGCGATTAAATCTTCATCATTAAGGGAAACTCGGTTTGAAACAAAGAACATTTTGTCGATGTCCAGATGGTTCCTGTCAATCACCATTCTGCGGATAGTGTTCATTTCATCCTGAACGGACTCCAGAAGTTCTGGCTCTCCCTTTCCGTAGAATCGGTGTGTACGTTTTACATCGACAGCTCGGGCAAAAGGAAGTTGCTTGTGTTTGTAGATATTGGGGCCACTCCGTATAACCACGTCATTGGCAATAATCATTAGTTTGTCTTCGGGCTTCTTACTCCAGTACCAAAGAACCTCAACTTCTTGAGAAGTATCTATACCTTGCGGAGGTGAGTAAAATTCATAGTAGTTGACATCTCCACCTGGGGTTACATATTTAGCGTTACCCATAGGATCCCAAACATCTCCTATAAAGAAGAGTCTGAAGTCTTCGATGTTCATTATGTAGCGGCGGATACAGTCCCTTGCTCCCGTAGGCCCAGTGAATCCTCTGGCTTTCTCATCGACGTAGAAATCCTGAAGTTTGACAGCTTCCATGTAGCAGTCGTCGTAATCAAATGCCTCTACCTCTTCGGTTTCCTTAACCTTCCCTTTCTTCAGGACCTCGAGGTTCTTTATCATCCTACGGTCTTTCCAGTAAAACTCCTGGGCAATACCAGTACCGAAAACGAGAGCGTCTTTAATCACGTTGTATTCTTCTGTATCACCGTCGGAAACTTCCCAAGTATATTCAAAAATGTGCTTCATCACCATTGCACGGGGAACATCTTCCTGTCCTCTCGGCAGAATTAGAGGGCGTGGGCTCTGGTCAACCATTTCGCTAAGTGCCGCTTCAACGATAGCGGAAGTAATTGGAACAACATGATTAGATTGCCATTCCGTAGACCCTGTTGGTTTAGCCGTCCTCCAACCCTCATACTGTCTTTCCCATTTATCCCAGTTAGATTCAGCCTCAGTTCGGTCTGGGCTTTCTTTCATAGCTTGGTAACGATTGTAAACATAGTGGAGATCCTCGTACTCTTTGTCCGAGGGTTTATACTGGTTTCGTATTTCGGGTGCTTTAGTTGTTGGCATTAATATAAGTAACGATTCTTAAAATACTCAGTCCGCTGACGTGGCCGATATAATAAATCAACCGTGTAGCTCATTGCATCAATTATATCATCATTCTTAGCTCGAGGGAAATGGGAGAGTTCGTATTCTAGGTAATTTGTATTAATAACGTCCTTGCAGTGGAATATCTTACCGTTTGCATATAATGGTTGAAGAGATTTAATTCTCTGGTCTTTAGTCCTGTCCCCAGGTTTTACCTCGGTCATAGGAAGATAGCGATTCCTCTTTTTCATTTCCTCCCTCATGCTGTATGATAGGGTCTTCTGAAACGCAACATCCTCTATAGCTATCTCGTTTGGATGCCATCTTTCTCCTATCTTGAATATCTCATGTATCATCTGGGTCGGAGTAAACTTACCCCGCACAATGTCCAAAACAAAGAGGTTTCCCCACTGGTCGATACCAACCGTAATCATTGCCGTGAAGTCAGCCTCTTTAGAAAGGGATATGGCGGGGTCAATAGCAGTAAATTTGTTGAGCAGCTTCCCTCGCAAATCGTCTAATTCGTAGTAGTGGAACCAATCTCGTCTGAAGGTTGCTGCCTCATCTGGAACTGGATCATTCATATATTGACATGAAAACTCGTATGGGCCTTTTTCTCGCAGTCTGGCTTTCAGTTCTTTCTGGTCAAACTTATCTCCCCACAGGGCATTGAATGAATCGTCCTCCATACTTCCTTCGTACGCCTTCTTAATCATCACATCGTAACTTTGGATAATGTTGTTCTCCTTATCCATAATCCAGTCGTAAAGATCTTTGTCATCCCACCTTGTTCCAATAACTATCATTTGTCCATTTGGCTCCAGTAAGTCAAGAGAGTCCTTGTATCGAAGGATAACCTTCTCAATCTGCTCTCTGGTGTTAATATTGTCCCTGTTTACAAGATCGTCATCAATAATAACGTCGTAGTGCTGGGAAACTAGGTTAGAATCAACACCAACCCCCGTAACAGTAGACTCTTTCTGCCCAGTATCGCCTGTTTTAGCCGTAGAAAGGGTTATCCTGTTTTCGGACCACTCTGTAGCTCCTTCAGACAAGTTTCCGTAGATCCGTATTAGATCTTGGTTGCCTTGGAGGTGTTTCTTGATAGCACGGACGAAATCTGCCGCCATTTGGTAGGTTGCGTTCAATATTAATATTCTTACTGATGGATCACGTACAATTCTGTAGATTGAGTACCCAACAGTGACTAAAGTGCTCTTCAAATGCCCTCGAGGAAGCAGAATTAGCTTCTTTTTGTGCATATTGTCGGTAACAAAGTTGCAAAGGTCTTTGTGGAAAGGGGCTAGAGGTACTTTTGCGGGCCCTACTTCCACGTTGAGGATGTATTTGTTGAACAAATGGAGGTTATTCTTGCATTTTTCCTTAGCAATTGCGTCTTGGAGCTGTTTTTCCTTCACAATGGCGTCAATCGCCGCTTTTTTATACTTATTTAGTACGGCCATTTGGTCCTATTATAACAGATGCGTTCTTTTTCTCTTCTTCCAGTGCAATTATCTTGTTTTCTGCCGCAATTACGAGCAATTCTACCGCATTCATGTCAAATTTAGGCTTGTTTACAGGGGCAAATGCACGCACGAATTTGCGTTTATCTGGCGTTTGCATGGCTAGTCCTACACCTTCCTCCGTAACAAACGGTCTAAGAAGGTATCCTTGGGGGATATCAGTACTTAGAAGCTCTTGATGAATGTATTTTGCAAGTATTCGCTTGTAATCTTCGAATTTATAGCTGGTTTGCTTATCCAGAACCCCTAATCTGTCTTCTTGAACCTTATCCAGCTCTTTCTTGTTTTCTTCACCCTTTTCTTTAACCCATTTAGAAGCTTTCCGTTCATCTTCCTGTCCAGTAGCTTCAAGCTCTTCAATCTCCTCTCCCATAGCTTTCTTCGAGGCTTGTTCTGCTCCGTGTTTAGTTAGTTCTTCTAGGGACTTGACACCAGACATATTATGTGAGGTAATTATACCACAAGCACCTTATATCTGAACATTGTCCAGAAGTAACGATTGCATACACACTCTTGGGTGTCGGTTTACTTGCAATCGTTCACCCTCACCCAGGAGTGTGTATTTTTATTGGATGTGAAACATCATCGTTTGAGGGTGCTCCATATATTTTTTCTGGGAGACTTTTTTCTTTTTGGGAACTTTTTCTTTTTAGAGGGTATATAATATATATATATGCAGTACTCCCGCAGGTTTACACTCACTCCCTACTGGGAAGAATTTAAGAGGCAGGCAGCAGCAGTTAGGAAGGGGGCAGCTCCCCCCGAGCTTCTTTCAAAGGATAGAGGGTGGCTCTTTGGTGGGCAATCTGTAATCCTTGGCCAGACTCTTGTTAAGAGAGTCATAGAAGAAGATCTAGAGAAGATTTACCACAAAAACGGCCTCACGCTCAAAATATTTGATCTCTCTCCCCAACCTCCAGAAGCACATATATATAACGCCACTTGGGGGCACAATCCTGTCAACGACCCCAGTCACCTGGTTGAAACAAGCAAGATCCAGAACTACCACGCCGTAGTGGGGTTAGCTCCAAGAATCTACGATCTGGTCTTCTTAGAGGAGGGGGATAGGAAGTATGCCGCCCAAGTTACCGAATTAATTGTTGGGGAAGGCCCAAGCGGTCGGACAGATGATGTTTTGCAAGAAGCAGTAAAAGCCGTAACCAAAAGAAGCGGAAAGCTGGGAATCCTTCTAAATGACATGGCTATGAATAACTACATCCAAGGGAAGTTCGTAGATTTCCAGAGGTTCTCCTTCTCCCCAGCCTTCAGACCAAAGCTGGTTACACGAGTCAAGGAGGGCTTTAGGTTTGGCGGTGCGGGTATACCCTACCAGTCAATAGAAGAACTACATATCAGAGGCCATAGAAGTAACTTCCACCGCAACAGGATATTTTCTGCTTCCTTCGCAAAAGATAAAGAA